GATTTTGGATCGGGTTGATAAGGTGCGAGTCAAACCTAAAAAAGCTGATGAAACCCACCTGGAGATACCTGTATGTTGCGAGTGAACCGCAGCCGCCCACTCTCTTGTGATTACCCACAAGAGCAGACCATGTCATCGCCCGTTGCCGGGCGCCACGCGCTTCGGAGTCGCTGACTCCTACTCCCCCGCCGGGGATGGCCGTTGCACCTTCCGCATTTCTGCGGCTTGGCTCAAAGTTGACCAAATTTTTCATCTGGTGTTTCTCTGAATTCACGTGGTTCTTCATCCGTCCATTACTGAACGGCGGGACTAAAGTGCAGGAGCGAATGCCGGCATCACTGCCGCGCAGAATCGCTTTGCCCAATCCGCGTATCTCTCCACCAATCGCAGCAGCGTGGGTGTTCCCACTTTCCGAAGTTTGAAAGTGTTCATGTCGCCGAACAGCATGGTGTAGGCGTTCGCCGCTGGCGAGCTCAGATCCTGATTCACGATATAGGGATGGTCCAATATCGTCGGTCTGCTCATAGCCAGGTCCACCGCCGCGCCATCGCGGAACGAAGCCGTGAGACCCGGTTGCCACAGCGGTCTGTTGTTTCCCCTTTGTGTTGCGAGCGCACCGCATCCGTGCGCTCTCTCGCGGTTGCCCGTGAGAGCAGACTATGTCATGATCCGCGTCGACGCGGACCCCAGGCGCTTCGCGAACGCTGTTCGCTACTCCCTCGCGGGATAGTCGTTGCACCTTCCCCAGTAACGGGGCTTGGCTCAAAGTTGTCCGATTCATCGGAGATTCTCTGAATTCACCTGGTTCTTCATCGGCCTATTACTAGACCGCGGGACTGAATGCCGGAGCGGAAAAGAATCCGCGCGGCCAATCCACGAGCTTCTTCAAGACCTTGAGGGTGGTGTCGTTGAACATGAATCGCGTTTTGTCGTTATACCTATAAGACGGATTCACGCTGTGCTCCAGATCAACAAGCTGGTTGTAACTTATTGTGCTGGTGCTGCCGGTGGAGAGGTTGAGAACATTGCCCGATGCGACAACGTCGGTCACGATACCGGTGGGCTCGGCCACACCGGACCCGACAGTGCACTTGTTGTTCAGCAATCGGCCGAGGCGAGTTCCGAGCATGTCCGCGAGGAGCTGGCCGAAGTCAAAAAAGCTGTCTTCCATCAGCGCCAGCGGGATCAAGCAGAGATCCGAGGAGCCGATGTAGGCGTTGAACGTGACCGAGTTGAATACTGGATCTGTCTGGGTAACCTGAACGTTCTGCCCGAGAATTCTCCCTTGGTTGGAGGTGTCGTCCAGGGTCGGCCAGGGCCACGGATTACCGGTATCGGTTCGAAATTCGCCCACGACGCCGTCGATGCCGCCGAACCACTTCATGGCGACCTCCAGCATCTGGGAGAAACCAGTCGGGATTAAAACCCCGCCCTGGCTGCCCGTGGTTGTGGATGTGACGTTTTTGAAATTGAGCCGCGACATTGCGCTCACGTCCGCGCCGGCCAGAACCAACGAGCGTTGGTCGTCATCCAGTGCGCTGACTCCGCCCCGGATAAAGACATCGAATGCCGCATCGTGCGCGGTGATGTGCCGCTCCCGTTGCTGCCGTGGCGATGCGCGGTATACGTCGCGCATTTCCTCCAGCCCCATAGTGATCGGCGGATTGTGGTTAAAGCCGTTTTCGTTGCGCGCGATTCTGGCCTCGAGCTTTGTGTACTCGGCCTCGAGCTCGTCGAACTTCTCACGCTCGCTTGAGTTAAGGCCGCGATCGCCTTCCTTCTCAGCGGTGTTAAGTATTCGTTGAATTTGATCGTGAACCCTGCCTAGGGCCTCGCGATTTCTTTTGTCGTACATGGCAAACCTCTGGTTTGGTGGAACGGTCCGCCGCTCCGCGGCCGTGCCGTCCGCTGACCATGGCCAGTGGTGCACGTAGGCTTGCGAGGTGCTAGTCTTCCGGGTTCGTGCTGTCCTAAGGGCCCGGGCCCGCCCCTTGCGGGGTGGACAGCATCCCAACTTCTCCAGCGCAACGCTACAGAAAATTGTACATTAGTTTTGCAAATAGTTCTATAACACGGACGCTTAGGGTAGCTGGAAAGCCTCAATCGGTGGGAACCGCTCCATGACGTCCGCGAGTATCCGATCGGCGAGAATCCCGGACTCTTTGGCTTCCCAATTGGGCGCCGCCCGCTCGATGCGGGACATGACGGCCTTTACCTTCTGTACGTCGCCGCGCAGTAGTTCCCGGCGCTGCCATCCGCCTTCGTTGAGCACGAGATGTGCTACGGTCCGAACGATCGGCTCCAGGAGTTCGCGCGTCAATTCCGGATCGCGCTCGGCTCGATGGCAAATGCGCCCCACGGCGTCGAGCACCTGCGGCCTAAAAATCTTGCAGATCTTTTCGTGGGTGAGTCTGGGCATGTCAGTTCACTGCTCCGGTTGCCGGCTCGAGCGAGGGGCCGATCATGGTCTCGATCAGCGGCTCGGGGTCGACGTTGAAAAGCAAGCCGAGCGTTTTGCACACTGCCGCCGCACGTTGAGCCGGGACCAGGTCCGGATGGACGCCGCCAAGCACCACCTGCACCACCGGCGTGCCGGCCAGAAAGTAGCACGCGAACTTGAAAATGTCATAGGTAAATTGCTTGCGGACCGCTGGACTCATCTCGGCGAAATGAGCCTCGCCCACCTTACCTAAAAGCAAGAGCATCGAGCTGGCGGCGGCCGCCTGGTCGCGCGCGCCCTCCTCGCCAATTCGCGCGCCGACTTTTCGGAGCATCTCGCTCAGTTCTTTTTCGTCGAATTCGTTTTCCATAATTTCTCCTTTTTGATCAGTTGAACGGTGCGTTGATGGATTTGCTGCGCAGCTCCCGAAGCTCGCGGAATGCCGCTACCGCCGTGGCCCGGATGCCCGCCAGTTCTTCAAGAGGCCTCCAGCCAATCAGTGCGGCCGCCTCTTCTTCCGTGAGTACCGCGAGCGCCAACATATCGGCGCGATCGCGCATCGGTAAGGCCTCGAATATTACGCGCGCCGCTGCTTCGTCCAGGGGGTCGTAGTAGAGCTCGGTCGAGTCTGTGTTTACGGTTTCGAGTGAAAAAATTCTCACGATGATAGCCGCGCGCAGGTTTTGAAAAAAACGGTCGTTGGTGTCGCTCATTTCTCTTTCGCGCCTCGATTTCTCTCAATCAACAGCACAAACGAAAAGCAGAACAGTCCGGCGAGAATCAGCGCAGACGGCCACCAGATGACCAGGGCGGAGGCTTCGAGAAAGCCCACGCCCCCCATCAGTAACCAGTCCTGCAGATCCAAAGATCGGCGCGTTGTCTGTGGTTCGTTCATGGCTCTAATTCGGCCTCCGGTTGAGTTCTTCGCCGGCTTTGCGGAACTGGTCGAACGGATTTTTTGGTTTTTCGACTCGCACACTGAGTTTCGAGCGATCGACGGGCGTCATGCCGAAGCTGGCCAGGAAGCCTCGCAAGACGCGCAACTCGCCGTTCGACAATCCATCCTGCCCCAGCAGCGCCTTCAGCCTTTTTGCGGCCTCTCCCTTGGTCTTCATCCGGCGGATGAGCTCCAGAACGTCCGGCGGGGTTGGCTGCGCGACCGCGCGCGCCATCAGCCGGGCCGCCAACTCTACCGCGAACCTGTCGCTGATGGTCAAGACACCTGGTGCGCACGTGGCCTCGATCTCATGCCAATAGGGGACGGCCTCTGTTGGGAGCCGCTCCGGAGGGTCACCGAGCGGCCCTGTGGGCCTGGGCTCGCCATCTCGGCGGCGTTGCGGGTCATGCTTGAAGGCGCCGCTCAATTCCAGCAGCGCTGTCGGTTTTCTGGGTCGCGGCATATCGTTTTGCGGTTATCCATTTTGCGGAAGCGAAAATTTGATTTGCGTGCGGTCGCGGGCCGACGGCCTCCCAAGGAATTTACCCGCCCCCACCCCTGCCGGGGAGGGGTATCTCAATTCCTTCGGGGTCTTGGCTTCCGCGACCGTGGCCAACCCAAATCGCTAAAATCCGCGAAATTGAAACTCTGTTCATTGGTGGTCATCAGAACGGTATTTCTTCATCGATATGGGGCGCAGGCTTCGTCACCGGCCAGCGGCCTTCAGTGAACGTCACCGTAAGATCGAGAACGCCGGGGCTCGGCTTGTTCACTCCCACCGACACGTGATACATCCTGTCGGCCCGAAGTACGCGGAGGTTTTGTAGGAAGTGCGTTCCCTCCAGAACTTGCTCAACTTGTGGCACAAATGGTGTGTAGCTGACCCTGGCCAGCCGCTTCGTTTTCGTTTTGTTTGTCATGGTTTTTCCTTTCTTTCCGGGTGCTTCAAAGCTTGAGTGCACCTGCCAGCTTCGACACCGGCCAGCATGCGAACTTACAGGGGCACGTTGTAATCCCATTGCAGCTTGCGCCAGGTTTCGCGGGTTGCAATGAGCGCTGCGGCCAGCTTGTCCCAGCGGTAGTCGACGTTCTTCATTTCGCGCTGCTCCCAACCGCTCCCGACCCCAACCTGCCTTTGAAATCTAATATGCGCGCGTCACATACCAACCCCAAAAAGGTTGGGAGCATATATATAGGTTGGGAGCATAGGTAAAGATTCAATAGCTTGCGTGTGCCCAACCTGCACCCAACCCCCGCACCCAACCTCATTTGCTCCCAACCTTTGGATGGTTTTGCGGTCGATAGCGCCATTCCTTCTCCGGTCGTGGCCCGCGGAACCGCTCCCAACCCCGGGACTTCAGGCATTTCGAGACGCGCATTTCGTCGGCTCGCGTCCACTGTCCGACTGGCTTCTCAAGGCACAGTTTCAGGACGTCGGGCGTAGTGACATAGGCATCCTTTCCGCCGCTCTCCACTCTGGTCGTCGCCCAGGCGAAAATCACCTCATCCCATGAATCGCCCTGGTAGCGCGCGGATTGCTCGGCTTCGGCCGCTTGGTTCAGCTCGGGAGTATCGAGCCACCAGGTAGCGCCGGCCTTGTACTCGGCAACTGCCTCAGCCCAGAGCTGGTCTCTGCTATCGGCCAGGCCTTGCGCATCAATCGCGCCGCAGACGACGGGCCAGAATCGCCGCCCACCGGTTTCGTCTGGGTTCCACGCGTCCTGATTCACCGTGCCAACAAACACGCATTGCCGCGGCTGCTCAACGACGCTCCGGCCGTATGGTGGTCTGTACCTGTCCACAGCGCGGCTCATGAAGGCCTTGACTCTGGTAACCTCGCCGCGAGTCATTGAGTCGAGCTCCGCAATCTCGATAATCCACTTGCCGGCGGTCTGCATCGCCGCATCCTTCGTGCCCAATTCGCCTATATCGTCGGTGAAAAATTCGCCGGCCAGTTTGTGCACGGCAGTGGATTTGAACTTGCCCTGCGGTCCTTCCATGATGAGCGCACAATCTGCCTTGCATCCCGGCCCGTAAATACGAGCGACGGCGGAAATCGGCCAACACCGGCTGACGGCCTCAACGTATGCGGTCTGCTCGACTCCCAGAAACACGTTGAGCCATTGCCCGAGCCGGTGCACGCC